ATCGACCATTTTTTGAATATGTCTTTTTTTAAGATTATACCATTGGTCTAACTGCAAAAATCTTGTATCTACAATTCCTTCGTGAAACCATAGATAAATCACTCTTTTGCCTTCTTGACCCATTTGCCACCACTCCCACAACGAATGCGTTTTTTCTGGTTCAAGAGGACTTTTAATCATTATTTTTTTCCAGTTATCCATATATCCCCCAAAAGGTTAAAATCAGACCAATACTAAATCTAACTATCCTTCCAAGAGTAGTTAGAAAGTTTTCTTCGTTGCGATAGAAGATTAATGAAAAAATAGCGTCAAGAGTTAGTATAAGTCCGAATATGATTAGCATAATCCCTCCTAATTAACGGGGGGCGGGGCAGTATATTGCATTTGCCCGATTTCGCCCCCGCCACACTCCTTTTTGTGATTCATTTTTACAACGATTGCTGTAAAAATTAACAACAAGGCAGGTTCAGTGGAAAGTTTAGTGTGGACAGAGCTTTCCACCTATCCACTTCTGCAATAATCGTGGAAGTTAATATTTAAGGCTTTTAATTTGATTGACTAAATCGTTATACTTCTGCTTCCATTCGTTTGCAGCTGGGTCTTCAGGAAATGGTTTTTCAATACATCCTTTAAAAATGGTATTGTAGGTAGCGTCCTTGCTAATATAGAAAAACCGTTTACCATCTTTAACATAAATAACGGGCTTACTACTTCCCAATAAGTTACCCAATGTATAGTTGGGGAAGGTCTTTTTGAGGATTGGCACATTTGGTACTCCCCAAACTATCCAACCAGTTGGACATTTATAAAGGGTTTCATTTGGAAACATTGTTTCTCCTTCTTTTATATTAAAATTTCTATATGATTTAATTACATACGGATTTTTGCCCACAGCCCCAATCCAGGGGTCAACAATGTATTGGTCATCAAGAACAACCACAAAATGCTGTCCATTTTTGATTTTGACCTCTGCAATAGTGGGATATCTAACGGGGCGGTCTTTTGCAGAATCAAACCCAAGTCCCAGCAGGTCAGCCGTGTGTTGATTATAATTTACTTTACAGCCACCAAAATAACCATTGTTGTTTAACAGAATCTGATTCACGTCTGGTGGAATTTTGTCTGACAGTATTGCAAGGCAGGTGATATAACAGCCCTGTTGACCAATGGTAATGTTGCAAGTGCCGAGTTGCCTCCAAGACCAAATCACATTTCTCTGTGACAAATATCTCATTTTTATCCTTTGTTATTTTTTTTATGTAGTATCAAACTCCACACTGCCGCAATGGTAGCCCCAATGGAAGCAGTCATTAATATCCAAAAGAATTTACACAACATTTCCACTTGTGCTTGTATTACTCCCATTTCTCTGTTCATAACCTGAACATGTTGCCAAATTTGTTGAATCATCTCTTGTTCGCTCATTGTAACACCCCTCCGAAATTAGTTTTTAGATTGTATAAAATGATTGCCCATAAAAGTATGAGTAAAATCGCTCCAATAATGTATAATGCCCAAGATTGTCGGGGGTTCATTCTACCTCCTTAGGTTTCAACGCAAAAGCTATGGGGAAAACCTGCTGTTATAACGCTTGGATGGGTTTGTCCTGGTCCCAGAAGGATAGGATTAACCCAACCATTGTAGTAATAAAGCTGAAAATAATATTTTATTCCTGGTTGAACAGTGGCGGTAGGAACTAAACATATATCCCATTCTGCCTTTTTTCCTGCTGTATGGGTGAATGTGCCTGCCGTCCATTCGCTCTCAACGTATTGGGCGGCTAAATTAGAAAGGGACAGTTTAAAACCTGCAATCGTGTTGCCTTCGGTGGCTTGACCATCAGCATAATTCCACTCCGCCCCCGCTCCTGGTGCATTCCAATTAGCATCATCAGTAGAATACTGAAATTCAATCCAGAGATTTCTCCCGTCGGTCTGCCTTCCCGTTTCTACTGGCTGCACTCTCAGGCGTATCTTGTTACTATTTAGAAGCGTGGGCGTTGCATTTTCGTTAGCCAGAGGATTAGTGGGCTCCGCACCATCGTCTTCGTAAAACCGCCAGTTATATTGTTTAGCCGTAAATGGTAATGCCATAGTTTTTAAGTTAATTGAACTTTAAGTGATAAAACTACTCTTTTAACGGTCGTTGCCGAGTCAATGTTGAACGCCAGCACATCACCAGCATCTATAGTATAATCTGCCCAATCAGTTACATCAGTATCTTGATTTTTTTGAACTGAAGACAGGGTTGGTTCTTTGCCCGCTCCAGGCATCGCATCATCATTAGTGGGAGGAAAGTTAGCATAAGTGTCCTTCCAAACATCTATGACGATACTTCCAGGGGCGTCAGCCAAAAGCGTCCAAGATAAAATGGTGCAATCAACATCCACCACAATGTGTCCCTTTTCACCTGTTGTTATGGCGGAACCGCCGCCGTCAATAATAAAGTTAAAGGTGTGAACCTTTAAATCATCGCCGTCAATTCCATCAACAGCATCAGCGTTAAGGTTGGTATTTTTGGTAGTTGATGTGCAGGCAAAAGGTTGGGTACCTGTAGCAACATTAGAGATAAAATTAGGAGAGGTTAGGGCCCCCGAAGTTGAGTCGGCACCATTATTGATTAGGTAGTCAGAGTGGGCTTGAGAGTTATCGCCGATGTGCGCCCCAGCGTCTTGTAGGGCATTTTCCACATTATCAGTGCCAAAATACCCGCCAGCATCAGCAATCGGCATATCTGCGCCCGAGACTTGACTTGCTCCCGTTCCCCAGTCTATGTGGGTATCTTTAACTGTGTCTATCCCGAGATGGACTGTTCCATCTTGACTGTGGTCATAGGCATCTTTTGCGTTAGCAACTGATAAAGAGTCGGTGCCATCAGTTATTTGGTCAGATATTCGTATATCTTCGGTTACAAGTTCCCCGTCATAAGTAATCGTGCCAGAATACTTACCATCGGTCTGGACTGCTTTAAGGGTTATTGTTCCTGTGGTTCTTTTGGCATCAATGGGAGTGCCCGATGAACTGGAAGTAAGAATCGAGCCATTGACCATTGTTAAAGTTCCTGTCCCAGCTCCGAGAGAATAAAGACCATTAGCATCACCCGAAGATGTACTGGTCGCCTTGACCGTGCATCTATGTAATTCTATCCCTGCAGTCGCTTCAGCAGGTGGGATTAAATAAACCGCATCTACCTCACCAGTCAAACCCGAAGCAATAATTGAGCAATTATACAATTTTACAGTAGAACCGCCTCCGCCTATCGCATCTACATATACGCCATAAGATATTTTTGTGCTTGTTCCCGACACTGCCGACTCTATATTACAGTTATACAACAATAGCTGTCCCGTAGATTCAGTTACCCAAAGCGCCCTTGAATAATCAGAATTATCAGCAGTATCATAAGCATAAAATTTACAATTATAAAATTCAGCTGTGCCTGATGCTGGAGTATATAACCACGCCCCCGTCGCCTGTCCCTCAAAAATACAATCATAAAAGTAACCATTTACTCCAACGCCCCAATACATTCCTTCGCCGTGAGTTTGAGTTCCCGCATCAGCAATACCGTGGCAATGATACATTTTCACATTGGTTTTTGCTGGAGCAAGAGCAGTAAAAGCAGATAATATACTTGTCGTCAATACTCTTGAGGTTATGTTGGTTAGAGTTATATTACTGGTCAGTAAAACAGAATAATTACCAACAGCCGCAGGTTGGATTTCAACATAGCCCTCGCCATATAAATCCACATATTGGGCGCAAGTAACAGTTTCAGCATAAATCCCTGGTTTAATTTGAACCAACCAAGGAGAAGCTGAGGAAGGCGTTTGGGTTACTGCGTAATTTATCGCTGCCTGAATTGTGGTATAAACCTTGCCCGTTATCGCTGTGGCGTTTTTATCAACAATGACTGAACGGGTGGCGTATTGACCATAACGCACATCGTGATCAGTATTCGTTCCACCCGTATCGGGCATATCGGATAGATCTACGTGCGTAAAAGATTCCACAAGCCCAGTTGGATCAATTTTTAATTTACCATTAGCATCAACCGCTATTCTTCTCCAGTCCTCAGCATCTGCATCATATCCAAAAAGTCCCGCCTTCTTTTTACAGGTGGTTTCGGTATCGTGTTCAGCGTTTAAAAGTTCTAATAGTTCTTTTTTCAAGTTGTCACCTTTACTCTTCCATTGGCGTCAACCGCTATCCTACGCCATTGAGTATTGGTTAAGTCATACCCATATATACCAATCTTTTTTTTGTTGGTTGTTTCGGTATCATTTTCTGAATTTTCAAGCTCAAGCTGTTCTTTTTTCATTGGGGTTTCCTATAAAGCCCTGACGGCACTTTTTACATTGCCAGTCATTCTTTTTTATTTTTTCCCATATATGATTACACTTGCTTCGATCAACGGTTAATTTGGGGTGGATTATGTCCCAACCCTCTTCTTTATAGTGCTTCTCGGCTTCTTTTTGTGATTTAAATTCCTTCATCCTATTGTCCTTATTCTTGCTCGGGGTCTTCTCACCCTCCCGCCCAAGAATGATTTAGGTAATGACGGTCTTCGAACTGCTGGCTTTCTAACTGCGGTTGTCAGATACTGTGCCCCCGCCTTGCCACTCCCAGAGATTGTGGGTGCGCTTGGGGGTTTAACGAAGGTGCGAGAGGGGCCCTGAACAAATTTAGGTTTCTTGACTGTTCCTTTTCTTTTATAGCCTCCCCACTTTGAATAACTTGAGCTGGTGTCTTCAAGTGGTGGAAGACCCATATCGGCTCTTTCTTTGTTTGTTGCTTCTTTTTGTCTTGCCCAGTGATCTAATAATTCGGGATGTTGAGCAATAAAAGCAGATCTCTGTCCCGTTCCGTAGGGTAGTTGATAATATTGATCGTTTAGGGCTAATATTTGTGCTGTTGGTTGATAATATTTATTAGGAGCATCCCCACCACCCCTGAATCCAATTCGCTTGAAATAATCACTTCTTATGTCCCAATAAGATTTAATCCAAGGATTGGCTTTAATAATTTTACTTTTATCTTTTGAGCCAGGTTCTCTGGTCTGATAAAGTAATGCGGTTTGTTGCTGCTGAGGTGATAATAAATAGAACGGATCTATTTCTTTGCCAGTATCCAAATATATTTGCCTCTGAAGCTGAGTTTGTGCCTGCACCACTTTTGGATTTGATAATAAATCGGCTGCTTTTGAAATGGTTTCCCACCTACCAGTTGTTTTATCTTTTTGAGTAAACCAACGATTAAAAGAGTTTTGTTCTTCTGGGCTTAATAATTTTACAATCTCGTCTTTGGTGGCAAAGAAAAGTTTTTGTCTATCTTTGTCATTACCAAATTTTTCAATAAAATCCGCCACTACTTGATGATTATTTTTACCTCCCGACAAACCTTTCATTATTTCGCCACCATACGCTTTGCTAAATCTTCTTGTTATTCCTTCCCATATCCCCTCCCCACCAATTTGTTCTTTTGGAATAACTCCCAAATGCGCCAACACCCTATCTGATATATTAATAATTTGGCTACCAACACCCCCCAAATATCCCCTTGTGATTTGTTCAACTTTTAGGGGCGAAGTTTTCAAAAATTGACCAACTTTTCTGGCAGTTCCAGAAGTTGTTTTATAAACTTGCTCTTGGACTGGTTTTTCTTTTAAGTAGTCTGGAACAATATCTTTGCCCGTGAAGAATACCTTATTAGTTAATGCTTCCAATGCTGGCTTTATTGCCTGAGGGGTAAGCGTTGAGGATATTTTTTCTTTGGTAGAAACATCTATGGAGGTAGCGGTTTGAAAAAACGAATTAGCAAAATCCCCAAAACCTGGATAATCAAACCCAGCTACTCCTTCAATGGTTTTTCTAACGGGAGAAGTTAGGGGAGCTATTTCTTGAGACAAGGGAATTTTAACCACATTCCATCTACCTTCCTCGTCTCTGGTGGGGTTCGGGGGAATCAGAATAAGATTATTCTGTTTCTCATATTCGGAAATATCTTGATAGACCAATCTTCTTTTTTCGTCTGATAAATTCCAGACTGTTACAGCGGCAAGTGGGGTCATTACTGCTACACCAGTTTTGATCATTGTTTGAACTGGTCTTTGATAAATATTCCGCATAAATGTCCTTGAACCCTGAATGCCAGCATTGATATAAAGAAAAGCAGAATTTAATACTTTGCCCCAAGAACCGTGTCTGGCAAAATTTATTGATGCTTCTCTTGATGCTTTTGCAGCCCCGATAGATGCTTCGGTTTCGCTTAACCCCTGTTTTAATAAAGCATTTCTGGTTCCCGCAAATTGTTGGATTCTGGTTAATTCCTCACCCCTCGAAACTACATTTTCTAAATATCTTAACAATTCTTGGGGGTGTTTGGCAGTATATAAAATTTTAGAACCGATATCTTTTCCAGCTCTAATTTTTTCAATAGTTTGAGGGGCTTGAGTTCTGGCAATATCATAAGAGGTTGTCCAACCAGCCGCATTTCTAACCATATCATCGTATAGTTTTCCGTGTGCCACAGCTTCGAATATCGCCCTACCAAAATTAACGGGGTTTAAAAATGAAGTCCTGATAGCATTTTTAGAATTAATAAAAGCAGTTACTTGGTCTCTGGCAATATTAGATGCAATAAAGGGAATATTTAAACCAGTGATACCAATCCGAGCTATTCTTGTTGGCAAAGCAAATATTTTACCCAGCAATCCAAATTGTTGAGCATCAAGATTTTTAGCCGCTTCAGCAATTTCAGGGGTTGTTTCAAAGGTTCTTTTTATGCCATTATCAAAGAAAGAGAAAGAATTAACCCCACCCCTTCCTGCTTTTACCTCATTTAGCAATGGTTTAAATATTGAAATTTTGTCTTTATAGCTTGCCAACAAACGAGCAGTTTTGTTTTTTTCAACCTGCCTAAAGGCATCGTTGGTTTTAGCGAGAATTGAAGTAATGGGGTCTTCGATCACTCGTTCTGAACCCTTTAATTTTTTAATAATGGTTTGTTGACCTAAATGAGCTACGCCACCTGATATTTTTTTTGTTGCTGGTTGTTCTAATTCATCAAATATTCTATTTAATGGCACGTAATCAGGATATTTTTTCTTCAATAGTTTATTAGTTTCGGGAGATACAATTCCGCCCTCTGTAATATAATCCAATAAATTATCTGTATATTGTTTTACTTTTTGAGCATAAGGTTCATAGGTTGATGATAATTCATTAATTAACTTTTTATCTTTTGCTAAATTTCTACCAGTTGCTTTTCCTAAACCTTCAACTCTTGATGCTTGTTTCGCAATCAAATATTGATTAAAAACATCAATGTCGGGAACTTCCCTAATAATCTTATCTAAGCCCTTATCCTTTACAAATTGCCCAGCCAAAGTCGGGGATCTTAAAACCCTATCGATCTGGCTCGATATATACTCTGATGGCTTTAGTTTAACTCCCAGTTTTCTTTCAGCCATTGCTAATGTATCTTCTATCGGAGCAGTATAATCCACTAATTTTCTTTTAATTTCGCCAACAAAAGATTTAACCTTAGAAATTATTCCTGTTGGTCCACCACCTCTGGCTTTTTCCTGTAATGATTTTTGCTTTAAGACATATTCCTCAACCCTCAACGGCACTTCTGGCTTCACTACCTTCGGCTTTATTGTTGTTGGCTTCACTACTTTTGGAGGTAAAACTTCAACAGAAGGCGTTATCTTTCTATTGGCTATTACATCTTTTGCCATTGCTTCAGCGTCTCTTCGTGTAATACCGGGATTATTTTTAGATATATTATCGGCAACTCTTTTAATTTCTGCTTTTGGTGTTACTACTTTGGGAGTGATGGTGGGGGGTTTCTGAACCATCGGCTTAAAGAATGTCTCACCTTTTTGAACTAATTTCTCTCCCGCTTTTTGCAATGCTTTTCCCTTAATACCTTTCTGTGCAACCTTTTGGAAAATTCTGGCTACTTGTCCCTTCAATGGTTCTGTTTTACCACCCCAGTAAGTCATTGTCAAACCTGCCATTTTTTCTTTTTCTTCTGGCGTTGGTGGTTTCAATTCGGCTCGAGGTATTGCCATCCTTTTTCTAAATGTTTCAAGACCACCGAGTTGAGCCTCCCAACCAGGACGGATAAGTCCCCTTTCAAGTGTCTTGGCAGGAAGTGCGGTTATTTCTGTAACTTTTTTAAGAAAATTCGGGAATGGTTCCTTTGATTTGGATTGAAAATATTCCTGAATCTGTGTTTTGATATATTTCGGGGGGTTGGGATTATCTTTAAGAAAATTAGATACTTGAGCGATTTTGTCAGATATTTTGGAAACAATGCGATATTGAGGTTCTATTGGTTCGGTTCGCCCCTTCTCTAATTTTAGATATTCTTTTGGATGAAGCAATGCAAATTCACTCGCCCTCATACCGCTAATAAATGGCTCAACATGGGGTTTAATACGAGGATTCTGTAACCACGGATTTGTTAGGTCTTGCGAAGCCTGTATGAATCCTCGCTTTTTATAATCTCTATATAAATCCTGTACCCAATTAGAATATTGAGGACCAGCCGAACGAACCGCTAAACGATTTACACCTCTTTCGATTGGGGATGCAATTTTGGGTGCCACAAAATGAGCAGGTGAAGGATACTGCTTTACAAACTGACGGACAGGTTCACGATAGCGCTGATAGGTCGGTTGAACATATCGTTGTTTTATATACGAAAAGGGAGATCGGTATTGTTGCGTAAATCGTTGGCCCTGTTGCACTTTTTGTTTAAGCCAATCTAAAAAACCGCTCATATCAATTCCTTGTTTAAATTATTCCATATTCACCCGCCATCTGTCTCTCTTGAGGAGTGAGAGGAATCCCTTGACTGATTTTATTTAATAAAGCAGCAAGAGAAGCCCGCATAGAACCTGACATTTGACCAATCTTACCAGGAATCTGTCCTACCGCTTGACCCATTAGATCAAAGTACTTTGCAATATTGAGAGGGGATGTGGTTGGAGTTCCTGGGGTTGCCATTTGTCCAATCCTTGATTGAACCGCCGTTGACCCAGCTTGAGAAAGAGCATTATAGACCTCGTCCAGTTCCTGTTGTTTTTGCTGTAAGAGTTGTCGCTTATAATCTTCCCACCAATCAGAAAGTTTAGTTTCCATTGCTCCTTTTTGCCTGCCCGCTTCAGCTTTACCTTCTTTCAAAAGCCTTTGGCTTTCGGCTAAATTAACTCCCTCTGCTGACTGATACATTGCAGGGGCAATCGCTGAAAAGTAGCGAGCAATTCCAACATCTCGCTTCTCTTTGGCTTGACCAAGCTCTCCAAGCTGTTTAAGATAATCCTCGCCCCAAGTTTTCTGTTGTTCTTCTATACTTTTCTGTCCTCTACCAAATCCATAACCATATTGCTCTTCAATAAAACCACGACGAGCATTAGCATAAGCTTCTGCTTCATCAGGATTATTCAAATCGTAGCGTTGTCCCATCCAATAAGTGTAGGTCGGGCCAGTTGCTGTGCCGCCTCCTCCTCCACCACCATAATAGTCCTCTGCTCCAGCTACTTGTCCCTGATCCGCATAGGAAGGCCAACCATAATATCCTCCCCACGATTCGAACTCTCCTCCTTGCCATTGTCTCGCTTTTTGTTCTAATTCTGAAGTGTTAATACCAGTTCCTTGTTCATATTCCCAATTTTGAATGGGCTTATCATCTTTAAAATAATCAATTCCCCACCCTCCTGGTGTTTGTTTTAGCTTGTAGTAATAACCTCGTGCCATATTTCTCCTTATTTATTTTAAACTCCATATATTATTACGAATGCTGCATCTTTACCACCTGAAGCTGTAAATCCACCCGTTGTTGCACCTACCCCCATTGCTATTGTCGTCGCACTATTTGCTATTGCTCCCGTTCCTGCTATCCACGATCCGTTATCCTTAACAAGACACATTAAGAAGGCAGTACCCGTTGAACTGGCAGCAACAGGAAGAGTCATCGTAAAAGTAGTTGCATTGGATGTGCCGTGTGTAATTCCATAATATCTCCAAACAACCATATCTCCGATTTTCTTATATTGCGAGGTGTAGCCAGACGGATTAGCAGAAAACCCAGTAAAGGTTGGGGTGTGGGCTGTCCACATAATTCCATAATCATTTCTCATCCAGTATTTCCAAGTTTCAGGAACTGAACCAATACAAACATTAGCCCCCTGAGAATGAGTCGTTGCCGCAGTTCCGTCTTCGCCTCTCGTCATTCCCGAAACTGCTGTTCCATTGATATAAGCAGTAACCACTTCGAGCTTGCTACTATTATCATAGTCAATAATAAGTGGTACTTTATCACCCGTGGTTTTGTTATCAAATGCACCAGCGGTTAAGGTAAATTCCGTATCATCAGCATCAATGCCACCCTCAGTGGCAATAGTGTCGATTTGATTTGCTTTGAGAGACATAATTACTCCTTATTGATATTTAGCTTTATATGGATTCCATTTCTTGGTTCTTTTTTTCTTTTGAACTTTTTTTTCTGGTAAATTTTTAGCCACACCATATTTCTTCGCCCACTTTTTGGCAATTTTTGGATGATGGACAAACATATAGCGTTGTTGTGCTTTCGATTTAAACGGCATAATGTCTCCTCTCATATTACATTACGCTTATATTCTTTTGCTCCTGTCTTTTTTTCTAAGGTTCTCGTTGTAGTAAAACTTAAATTTCTCTATTTGTCCTGCCTCACCAACACCATCACCACTAAACTTAATTTGGATATTTGTGGCTTCGTTCGGACGGGCAATTCTTTTCCAGCGCCAGTCATTAGCGACTGTTTCTAAAGTAAATTCATTCTCGTCTCGCCCCAAGGGCACTCTGCCAAGCGGTACACAACCCAAACCAGCCGAACCCGAAAGAGATCCCACTTGAAACTTCGAAGTATTACCAGTTCCTCCAATATATACCGTGATAGTAACTGTACCATAGATGGGCCCGAATAAGACCACCCGGCGCTTGAACTTTTTCAGAACATCAAATCCCTTTAGGTCAAAGACCTTAGACTTCCAATGCCACGGGATTGCTGAACCATCGTCATTGGCGGTGGAGTTTATCAGATAGCAATACGAATCAGAGGGATTGTCTGAGACATAGATTAAATAATCTTGATTGTTCTCGTCCACAAACTCTAAGAAACAGGCGGGGCTCCAGTTAGAATATCGCCACCAAGACTTGTAATAGGTGTCATAAACCAACACCTTGTTGTTATAGGCTGTCCCGTCTGCATATCCGAAATAAAGTTTATTGTGTTTGGGAGAGTAGAGCATTGTCGTTTTGGGAATCATTGAAGCCGAAATACCCTGAATAGTTGTTGAGACTTTAGTCGAGATCACCCTGGTGCGAAGAGAAGTATAAGAAGCTACCTCGCCCAATAAATAAATATCACCCCAAGAAAGAAACGCCAGATCATTTTCAACATTATCGATCGAACCGTGATTGGCAAAACCGATTGAGCCCGAAACCAATTCTTCAGCGTGAGTCAGGGCGCTTGAAACACCCGTATCTGATGTTGGAGATATGCGGTGAATTCTTTTCCTGAGCCCCACTATCAAGTATGAAGACCCAAGCTTGGCTAAACCACCGGCAATCTCACCCAAACCAAAACCAGCATAACCGCCATAAGCGGGGGAAGTAGAGCGGAAATCACCCGTATTGGTAACCGTACCGTCTGACGCCATCGCGCCCCCGAAATAGTATCGGTCGGGATGGTCTATATCGTTACAATAAATTCGGCGGTTAAAAAAGATAAGAAAGGAAGGAAGCGGAGCAGAGTTAATTCCAGCAGTAGAGATTTCTGTCCCGTTATAATAGCAAAGAGCCGTCTCGCCATCTGCGAAGTACAATCTCGAACCAACCTGCACGCCATAAACCCTTGCAGTGGTTGAGAAAGTTCCCCCCGAGATAGTGTCCCAGCTATCCCCGTTTTTCTTTTTTAATACCCCATTAGTAATATTTAGCTCTTCAACAGTATTATCAGATTTGATATATGTAAAACCGCCCTGCCCGCCATAACCGCTTGTGATTTCACCGCCACGCTTAACTCGCCCCAGTCGGGTTCGGATTCCCCCTTTTCCAGTTGGAATCACATTATCGCAATCGGGAGTGGAAGAATCGTCAATTTCGGTAGGGTTGATAAAAGTGTCTAAGCCCCCAACCAGAGAATCAATTTCGACTGCTTTTCTTTTTACGGATGGCATATTCCCCCCTATTTCTTATAGCCAGAACCACGGACACCAGCGTAGACAAGGTTCTTGTTAAATCCCAGCTCCCTTCCCCCATAAGGTCTATAATTTCTATATGGCACCGATCTTTTATCTTTATCCACTGCTTGTTTAATTAAACCATCCGCAATTGAAAAATTAAGCTTTGATTGATCAAAATCTTCTTCAAATGATTGCCAAAATTGACCTGCCACCAATCTACTAATTGCTTCTGGTATAGGAAATTCAAATTTGTCTGTGTTCCCCGATAGGGCAGTTGGTTCCATATAATAATCAATGGTGATTGTCTGATCGTCAGGGATCTTAATTTGGTTATTTGCAAAGTCAATTGTATAAACATACTCTGAACTGGAATAACCAGTGAATTCATCAAAGTCGACCAACTCATATTCATATTTGGTCGTTGAGGAATAATAATAAACTCTAATTTTGCCGATATGTGAATAGTCTAAATCAGTAGGCAGGTCTCCTACCCCACTGGAAGTAGTAACTTCGGCTGAAGTTTTGTTACACTTAAACGGATAAAGTGAAGAAATATTCCTAATTACATCATTAATCAAATTATCAATCACGCTTTCCAATGAAGTATAATCGTTTTCCCCAATATACCTTGCGACATCATTTTTATATTGTAAGAAAGTTGCCATTATATTCTCCTTTATCCTCCCATAGTTTTAGTTTCCATTTCCTTAAGTTCTTGTTCTGTTTCTCGCTGTCTATTCCAAATAGTGATATAGTTTTCGATTTTGGCATAGGCGTTATCACCATATCCAGAAGATCCAAGTTTGTTATTTAATTTAATTACTTCAAATAAAATTGTATCAGTCCCTTTTTCGGGAGCTTGTTCTTTGGCCCATTGCCAGATTTTGGAAAGAGCTTGGTCGTTTCTGTCTGATTCGTCTAATTTGAAATAATCATATAAAGGACGCCACTCTTTGAGCTTGATTTTACCCAGATAATCAGGATTTTCTTCCCTATGGGGCGGTTCTTCTATTTTGGGTTGAGTTTTTTTGATAATTGCTGCTTCATCCATAACCATAATAGTTCCTTCATATTACATTACGCTTGAATGTTTTTTCATCTTCTTGCAAGAGTTCTTTTTTATTGATTAAGTTATAGGTCGCAGACTCGTGATGTTTTATTATAATTTCAGGCCAATTTACCACTGGTAATCCCGCCTTGATTGCTTTTTGATAATAGTCTCGATCGGAAAAAAAGTGTTTATAGTTCTCGTTCAATTTTCCTAATCTTTGATAGGTTCTTTTATTCATTCCCCAGATAGCACCAAAACACTTTGAATCGCCTGAGGCAGAATCGGAAGGATAATAAATCCCATCATCAATAATCCTAAATTTATCCAAATCACCTTTCCGAAACTCCAAGTCATCATTTGCTACAATTACAGTGTCGGCTGTTTTAAAAGCAAATTCTAATCCCCGATTGACAGTTTTGGTATAACCAAGATTCTTTTCATTTTGTAAAGTCATCCGCCAGGGCGAACAATCAGGTGAGCAATCATCAATTAATATTCTCTCTATCTCTGGATAATGTTTCTGAAGGCTCTTCAAGCACTTATCAATTATAAGATAGAGTTCCTTTTTGTAATAAATCGGGATAACAATTTTAATAAGCGGGGTGGAACAAATAGTATTCATTTAAAATTCTCCTAAACTTATTATTGTTTCTTAAATATCTTCCCACTAATCGTTCAAAGGAATTACCGCCGTGAGAAGGATACTGGTTGAGTGTGGGCATCTTATAATTATAAATTGGTTGCCTAAATTCTTTAATCCTTACCACAAAACCCTGATCAGAACAAAACTGATCCAGACCCAAATCGTTATGCCAAGTGTTCACTTCACTTCTTGGTGAAACTATGGAAATGTGGGGTTTTTTCTCTAAAACCTTGATAGATTTCCCCACAAAACCGACACTATCTTCCATTAAACAGTCCCCCTGAATCCAACATAGATAATCAAAGCTTTTTGCCAGATAGAGACAAACAAGTTCTGCAATACTATATACATAACCGCCATTAAAGTCCTTTTTATCAAGTTTGAAAAAGTTTAGGGTTCTTTCGGCATAATCATCTACCTCAATGATTTTATCAGCCGAAAAGCCTCGAAACGCCTTGCTTGGCACAGCATTGTTTAAAAATAACCAGCACTCGGTAAAAGGATATCGGGGAATTTTCCTCTTGAAAGTGCCCGACAGGAATTTAGTATAATCACCACCCCAGCACTTAGTGGCAAAAAGAACTTTCATTTTATTTGCATTGTTCCTTCCTCAAACAATTCACAATTAAGCTCTTGACACATCATTGGTCTATCTTTGTATATTGTGCAACGATTATCTTTAAGTTTGGAACAAGGAACTTTTAACTCAATCAGTTTTCTGCCCCATATCTTTTTGATCTTTAAGAGCGGGTGTTTATGATACTTAATCCACCTTTCGTGATCAGCCGAATAAATAGGGAATAGCATTCTGCGACAGCACCAAGCATTGCAATAATCACACTTGTTTTTATAGTATTTCTTGTCTCCCAAGCGCCCGAAGACCCGATTGGCGTTAGCGTATGATCTGCGATTGCCATATTCGTCATATTTATTCTTCATTTTCTAACCCCGACAAAGTTAGAGTTTTTAAAACCGTAATACGAGAGTTTAAAAAACCTCTCTAATCTTTTAATCATTCGTTTATGTCTTTCTGGGTCAGCTTCCCAGTACCAAGAATGGAACTCCCCGATAATTCTATCTATCTTTTTCCAAGTTTTATCAGAAGTATATTGCACAATATCATATTCTCCTCCCTCGCAATCACACTTCAACAAATCACACTTATCAAGCTTTACGCTATCCAAAGATACAACCCCCACCTCGTTTCCAACCAGTCTGTTGGTCTGTGAGTGTCCCGAGCCGTCATCAATCAGTGTGTGTCCTGGTTTGCCCACTGCCTGGTTATGTAATTCTACATCAGCTTTATTCAGAGCAACATTCATTTGTAAAAGCTCAAAGTTGTGTGGTTCTGGTTCAAAAGCAATGGTGCGTCCATATTTCCATACCTGCAGACAAAAAGCCCCGATATTCGCCCCGATGTCAATAATCGTATTGCCTTTAAACCACCCGGGGTCTATTCGATAGCAGTCCTCAGTAATAACCTCATTGACCACATGAAGATCGTCCCAATGGGGTTGTTCGTCTCTAACAAATAACTTTATGCCGTTTAATTCAATTTGTTTCACAAAAGCCCATCTTTCCAGCGTTTGGCGGTTTCCTCCCAGCCGAAACGCTCCACAATGCCTTTTGGGGCGTTCTTTGGGTGTTTTAGGTACTTTATAACCGCTTTTGCATATTTCTGTTGTTGTGTCTTGTCATTGTAAATACCACCCCCATCTATCAATTCCCCGAAAATCAACCTTTCAGGTGTCGCCCCTGCTTGTGGAGTTGTAATCACATAACAACCGCCCGCTTGTGCTTGTTGACTGGATATATTGTTGGTTTCGCCAAACTCAGAAGCATAAGCATAAACCATTGAAGTTTTGTAAAGCTCGGCTAATTCTTGTTGCGGAAGGCGGTCGTGGTGAATAATCCCTTCTTGCTTTAAGAGCGGGGTCAACTCGTCTCTCAACTTTTGTAGTATGGGGATTTTCTCTTTCTCTCGATCAATGTTTTGCCAGCCATAAGCCACATCCAACGTAACATCGGGAATTTCCTTTTTAATCAATGGCCAGATATTCTTGATAAAAGGCAGGAGTCCCCGATCATAACTCGCTGTCCAGAGTAAGGAATTCGGTCTTTTTTCGTTTTTACCATCAAACAGCTCTGGATCTATCCCGTTATTAGATAAAAATATCTTTTCATCTGGTATGGAAGGCATATTGTCTCTGTGCCACTTAGACAAAAAGATAAATTTGTCTGTATTTTTAATAGCCTTATCTGAAAATTGGGCAGGATAAGCAATATCGTGTAACCACACTATTTTCTTTTTAGCCCTAAATTGATTTTGGAAAAATGACGGATTGCGCCAAGCAATTAAAGTGTTAAAGTTGTCGGTGGGATTAAAGTGATAAAATGGTATATATTCTACACCGTCATATTCTCCCCGCATGTCCCCGCAGTTATTATAAACCGTAACCTTCCAGCCCATTTTAGCAAGCCATTTTGAAACCCAGATTACTGCCGTCTCGCTTCCTCCGATTCCTTTAAAAATAGAGGGGTATGCCCAGTTTTCACCAATTCCCTTACCGCAGTAAATTACGATTGATTTATCGTCCCAGTTTCGAGGTGGCACAATCGCAAATCGCAAGTTCTGAATACGAATGTCATCTTCCAGTTTGGTGGGAATTATATCAAACAACTTAATAGCTTTTAGTCTGTCTTCCTGCCTGATCATACTTGCCACATCAACAAAAGAAGTAACAAACCTTTCTGTTCTGACCACGTTTTTACAGGTATTGTGTAGATCCTTGACTGATCTGTCGAGGGGAAATGACTTCAATAGCTTTTTCGCAATGCTTAAAGCTAAGTCAAACTTTCCAGTCATCAAATAGGCATCTGCCAACCTACTGATGGGACAAAGAGTATGATCGAGGGGTTGAGTCATCTGCACAGTATCAGGATATTTCTTTTGGGCTCCGATGTTTGTCCATTCAATCACACGCTTCCAATCTTCCTGAAGAAAGTAAATTTCCGCTATATCAAAATAGGCTGTTTGCCATTCGGGATAGAGCTTCAACGCTTCCAGCAAAAGATTGATTGCTTGGTTGTAATTTCCAAGCATTCTGTGGCAGAACGCCGCACGCTTCAGAGACCAATAGCGGTCTTCGTTGCTTCCAGAGCCGTTATAGTGCTTCATTAGAAAAACTATCGCCTCTTTGTACTTTTCAAGTGTAAGCAGGGTGGTCCCAATATATTGAATGGTGCGCAGGTCAGTCTTTTTGCCATCTCTTTTAAGTTCGGCTGTCAAAATACCCAGGTTTCTTTTTGCTTTTTTCTTTGCTCCCTCAATAGAGGCAATGTTTTGATGATTGACGATCAGGGGTTCTACCAAGAAGTCGCTGTCTTTTACTTGAACAACATTTTTATCAGGAACATAGTCTTCGTGAACAGCCTTTTCCCAGTGTCCTGTCCCCTTTCTCATAAATCTCGGCTTAAGTTGAACGTTCATAACATTACCATAGTTATCAAAAGCATAGTTATAATTACAATAAACCCAATCAGTCCTTCCGTTTTTCATTGCCTTAAAAATATATGGGATTACATAACCATTAGGAATGCGATCATCTAAATCAAACCAAGCAACAATATCACCTGTTGTCTTTTGGAAAGCAAAGTTTCTGACCCTGTCAAAAGAGAAGTTGCGGGCTTTGGCAGTATCAAAGGTTGTGCCCGTTTTACCAAAATACTCGTCATAAACTTTAATGCCGAGTTTCTTCGCCATTTTGATCAATTTCTTGTTGTGATCGGTAGAGATTAAAACAATCTCGTCAAAATACTTGCCAATATCACCGATTAGGTCTTTTAGTCCTTTCGCTTCGTTTTTACCAATGAGTGAAAGGGTTGTTTTCATTTTTTCCTCCATAAGTTTAACCATTTATTTAATTTTTTAATATCAATGCTCCACCAATGAAACCAGCAATACTGACATCTAATTTCCAGTCTTTCGTTGACATAATGCTCAAAATCCTCTCCCTGCTTATCCAGAACGATAAAACCGCCCTCATTGACCAGCCTTCCTCGCAAGTGATCCGAGATACAGTTGAACGGGGGTGCGAAATAAAAAATTCTTGTTTGTAGCAAACCCTCTAACCATTGCCTTGCTTTGATAATCTCATCATAATGACTATCTTCCATTTTGATATGTTTGAAGCCGTGCAGACAGATATTGTGTCCCCCCATCACTTTACTTCGCAAGAATTGTACTAAGCGGGGGTTGTCTTTGAGGGTCTTGCTGGTTTCGGTATCTTGGTGATTACCATAAGGAATAACACCGTATAACTCTTCAATGCCGTGTTTGGCAAAAGCATTGGTGATTTGGACTAACTTTTTAAGGTCTGTGTCAAAAGCAACGTCATCGCTTCTGAAAATAATATGGTTTATATCGGCTGGTTGAGACGCCCACTTGTCGGCTTCGGTGTGATAATTTGTTCTAATGCCATCCTCTTCACACCAATCCACTCCCCACTTATACACAAAATGCTTCCAATGAAACTTACGATGGCGGAACTTAGCATACTCGGGATCGGCTATTCGCAAGTCGTGCTCAGCTTTTAACTCAGGGCAATAATACACTTTCCACTTAGAGTGCTGGAGCTGTAAAAAGAAATCTAAGTGTTCGGTGGAGATATGCAATTTCGGGTCCCACAAAACATCTTTAAATACTTCAGTTCTTGCTACAAAGAAGTTCAGCCCCAGGTCGGTTTGGCGAATCCTTAAACCATTTACCCTCTCCCACTTACTCCGTAACGGCTTCTTATACAATATCCTGTTTTTGGTTTCCATTTCAAACTCATAGCCAGTCGGATTGGTTTGAATCATCAGGCGACCAGTGATTACTCCAATGTCTTTGCGTTTCTTGAGTATTCCGATTGCCCTATCTATGTTGTTATTGGCAAGCATTATATAATCATCATCACAATAAACCAAATACGGCTCTTTCACTCGTTTCACTATCTCGTTTCTACCGTATGATAAGCCGACATCAAACGGTAGAATGATAATAGTGTGTCCCTTCTCCTCAAGGCCTTGATAAAGCTCCCGCTTTTCTGATGAAATTTCCTTAGAATCATCAGCAATGTAAATATGAAAGTTCTTTAAGTGATCAAATATCGAATTGACCAGTCTTGTCAAGATTCCCTCTCGAAAGAATGTCTTAATACTAACTGCTAATTTAGTTTGTTTTGGCGTATTCACAATAGTGGCACAATTTAAATTCCGTAAGTTTTGGTATATCGTTAAAATTCATTTCAAATATATTTCCCAATTTTTTTGTAAGCCCATAATCCATACAGCAATATAAATCCCCATTTGGAAGAGCGACAGCATCGGAACAATTTCCCTGAGCGAGACAACCCGTTACCTGCTCTTTATAGGGAACTTTCCAAAGATTTCCTGCTCTTGATGTCAAAAATGGCTTGTATTCTGCTTCATTCATTCTGTCGGTTATAAAAGGATATTCTATCTTTTCTGTTTCTGTGTTAAGTTCGTGTATATAGAATCTATCAAACTTAATATGTTTTATTTTGTCTGCATCTTTTTTGGTAAAACCCACCAATGTTGTGAAAACTTTTATTTTGTATCCCATTTTATCAGCATAAACTATCATGTCCACACATTCATTATTTTGAAAAGGTTCAACAAAACCAGCAAAGTTGATTATTACATCCTTTGGGACGTTTTTGAGCATTTCTTTAAATTTTTCAAGCGTAAGAGTATCAATACCCCGATAGTTTTTCATAAGGAGTTCCTGGGGGCAATACGAACATCTGTTTCTGCAGGGAAGACAGGTTGTTATTTCTAAAATTTTCATTTCCACTCCACCAATTTAACTTTTAATTTTTTTATTTTATCTTTAATTTCTCGGGTCCTTTTAGGACCGTCTTTCATACATTGAGAATGAAATTCACAAAATAATATATTAACCCAGGATAGGGTTTTATCTTCAATCATTGTGTCCAAAATATCATACTCGCTTCCCTCAATATCCAACTTAATAATAATGTAGTCATCTTTTTGAAATTTTCTTTTAAACCATTTAGGGAAATTCATCACTAATGTTTCTTGGTGGGGTTCGTGGTAAATATTATCTTTTTCAATTGAATTGGCCAGGCTATTCTCGCCATTCATTGTCGCCACGCCATCATAATTACTGATCGCTTTGTGTATCATGTTGGGAAGCTCGGGGAACATCGGCTCAAAAGCAAATATTTTAAACTCTTTTAAGTCTTTCCTCTTAATAAAATCACCTCTTAAAAATTGTTTAATGGTGTCTCCGTTATATGCTCCCCCATCAATAAAAACCTTCATATTTTCCACCTCCTGTCTATGCAAGGAGCATCTTTTGTCCAATCCCACTCGTCTATCGGGATTCTCCAGTTTTTTCCATAATATACTTCTAAATATTTCTCAGTATCATTAGGCACAGTCCATTCCGTGTCCAGTATGTTCATTACTGTCAGTGGATAAAGGTATTTCTTGGGTTGTTTGGCTACTATATGTCTACCACTACAGCTTGAAATAGTATAAACCCATTTTCCTTGTTCAAACTTCACAAAGAGGTCTATTTTATTGGTCCCCAAACAAAGGGTCAGTTCTGTCATTCCCTTGAGCGGGTGTGTCCAGATATTATAAAACTTGAAACCATTATCAAGAAAAACCCTCACCGCTCCCAACAGGAGGTGGGCATCTTTCTCGCTCACCGCCATATCGCAATCTGTCATATCTGGTTTTTTGTCCCGATACATTTTGAGTAGCGTGCCGCAATCTAACCAGAATGGTATTTTAAGGCCGTCTAAGACTTCTTTGGTTTTGAGCATTGCATTGAGCATATTTTCTCTCTTATGGATATTGATGATATTCTCTTTGTATATGGAAATAATATTACTTTAATGCCCAGTCCTTCGGCTGTTTTGCGCCCAGGAAAATCTTTCCAATCATCACCCCTGCAAACAATGTCTGGTTTGATTAGTCTGATTATTTTTTTCCATTCCTTGCAACCATCATATCCCAACACCAAATGTACTCCCTTAACGGCTTGAATTATTCTCAACCTATCCTCCAATGATATGATTGGTTTCCTCCCTTTAATGGCTTTGGTGGAGTGAGAAGTGGGAATGCAGACTATTAGCTCTCCCAGTTTGACAGCGTCCTGAATTAAATTTAAGTGTCCTGCGTGAAACAAATCACCCGTCATTGAAATCATTACTTTTTTCATTAAAATTTCTCCCCTGGTAAAAATACTGGGTATTTTCGGAGAAAAGTAGCATAATTGACCGAATGTTTGTGGGTCAATTCGGGAATAATCTTTTTAAGCACAGGCAATAAAGAATCCACCTGTTCCCCACCATTATCATAAATCACAGGAAAAGAGGCGGTATTGCGAAAATTACTTTTTTTTAATCCGCCTTCTTTGGCTACGTTATATTTAGAACGCTTACTTCTTAGGTCTTTCTGGAAAGCAATCCAGTGCAAAGGATACTTGCGAATAAACTCTTTTATCGCAATATCAATTAATGCCCACTGATTGGCTGTCGCTTTGGTTGTTGCCCAGCCATAGCTCTTTGTTCTTCTTTTGTTTGCCCACCCAGTTTTGGGCATATTATCCTCCATAGTATTCTTGCCGAAGCCCCCCTCCTCTGAGAGGCTTCAGGTAAGCACACTATGATAGTAATTTAACACATTGTACGGCTAACTCGTTATCAACCTGCATTGTGGCTTCACCAACGATTGCTCCTGACTTAAAGTATCCAGTTTGTGCTCGATCCTCAAAGTGAGGCTCGTCCATAAACCCAACTTGGACATAATCTTTAATGTAAGAAACTAAAGTGTTAGTGACTGTGCCAGTAATATTATTGACATAACGGTGTTTAACAATCTCAACTCTTCCGTGATCACTGTCGTAGACATCAACTCTTCCAACCAATTCAGCCGCTTTGGCTTCAATGTTTCTGGTATTGCCAGAGGTGAACGCTGAAATTCTTTCTTTCAGGGTTCTTCCTACAAGAATTGTGTCGTGATTGTCGCCAGCTTCCCACGCATTACCAAGATAGCTATTAAGCATATCTGAGGTTAGGGATACGCTCGAACCTTGCGTAGTAGCCAAAGTTGAAGCGAAACCAGCGATACCTTGCATTGTTCTTGCTGCTGTTCCAGTACCAGTAGTCATTGCACCAGCAACCGCAGAAAACTCTAACTGATTCTTCCATTCTTTCATTTTCTTCAATTGTTCTCTGGCAAACTTGTCAGCAAATCCAGCCATTTTGGTGTTTTGCAATGTCGCTGTTACCCGAACACCTTTTTCAATAATCTGAGTGGTGTTATACAAAAGGGTTGGGTTAGCAGCCACATAAGAAGTATCGGTCAATTCTACGGTACCTGCCTGTGAAGAAGTAGCAGTAATCGGATCTTGGGGCCAAGCGTGGATTTTGTTTGTAACATCAACCTTAGCAGCGTTGGATGTAACATAACTCTCTATTACGTCTAAATCCTTAATTTGGTCCCATAGTGATTCACGAGAGGCAAGATGTCCATACGAAAACGAACCTGTCGATGCAGTCATCTATACCTTTCTATCCTCCGTCCTCGCTAATTGTTAAGTCAATCCCGCCTCCTTGTTTTTCCTTTTAAGAAGCTCAATCATTGCTGGCTTTTGAACGGTGGGATTCAGAGATTTAGATCTTTTTAGAAGATCCGCCATCTCTTCGGTGTCAGAAGAAGTATCGTGTTCAATTCCAGCAGTCTGAGCTTTTTCTTGTTTCGTTTCTTCCTCTTCTTGTTTTTTGCTTTCTTCTGATTTTAGTTTCTCGGCCTGCTTTTCCAACTCTTTCTTGACTGCTTTTACTGCTTCGGCGGGTGTTTTCTTACCAGACTGAACCATTCCATTAACCATATCAGCAACGTCTGGATTAGATTCAGCTTCTGGAAATTCTTTCACCGCTTCTTTGTAAGCATAAAAGTCCTGCATCAGTGGAAAAATGTTAGGAGCGGGTCGAGGTGCCTGAGCTTGATCAGTAGGCGATTCTGCCTGCGCATCAGCTTCAGGCCGTGTCAAGCCCAATTCCTCTGCTTTAGAATAAACAAAGTTCGGGTCTTGCAGTTTGCGCTCGAGTTCTTGCCTTTTGGTTCTTTCTTCCTTTAAAGCAATATTCAAGTCGCCTTTATCAGATTCGGGTGGTGTTTTTGCGTCTTCACTGACGGGCTCTTCCTCTGATGGTTGTTCTTTTTGAGGTTCTTTTGGTTCCTCTGGGGAAGTTTCAACCTCTTCCTTAGCTTCTTCCTTAGCCATAGGTTCTCCTTATGAGACATTATTCGGTAGCGACCCGTTATTATGCGCTATTTAGGTAATGAACCCTAATTGCCTCCGTCAGAAGGCTAAAGGGAGGACTTACCTTAGCCTTCTATGGGAAACAACTATTCTTTTTTAAGTTTTCTAAGTTTTTGGGTTGCCTCTTTTTCGATAAATTGATTAATCTTGAAAAGATCGTCTGTCTGCGATTTAAGAGCTTGATATTTTAGAATATTACTAATTGCCAGTCTCTGTTTTTCTTCAACAGTAACATCCGTATTCAAAATCGCTTTCTCAAGACGCTTCAATCGTCCCTTCACTATATCATTACGCCAGTCCTGAAAATCTGGGTTAGCCCAAAGCCCAGTATATTTACCGGTCCTTTTAATGGCTCCCCTGAGCCTGGCTTCTTTTTCCTCTTTGTTCATTTGTCCTCCTTACATCGGGGGCATTGGTTGAGGAACATTGGTTCCCATTGGTGCTCCCGCCTGTTTTAATTGTTCTAAACTTAATCTTGACTTATGATCAAGCAGTTTTTGCTTGGTTTTGCTTTGATCTTGCATTTGACTCTTCATTGCTTCCTGCTGGATTTGATTTTGCTGTTCAGCTTCCATCATTGCTTGCTGTTTCTGAGCAAGCTCCTGTTTCTCTTCTTCGGTCAAATAAAGAGCTTCAGGGTCTTCAATGCCCATTCCCCGACCAATATCAGTAGCGGTGCGTTCTGGTGAGAACTGGATACCAAGAGTTTTACTTGCCCAACCGACAAATCCCATTTTTTGATTTGCTTTTTGAATCTTGTCAACTTCGGCTTGGTTGTCTAATCGAATATCTACCACCCAATCTACATCAAAAACAATGTGCTCGCGGGGGTCTTTGCCTTGATCGGCAAGCTCAATAGCAACCTCTATTCCCTGTTCTGGAGTTATCATCCCGCAGATTATCATATCTTCTACCTTAGCCTTACCCTGTAAAATACCCTTAGTGGCGGCTACCCATTGTGAAGTTTTATTTTTGAGCAAAGCATAGCGTATATCCTTCTCACCCATTAGGTTTGCTATCATTCGAAGATAGATTCTACCCAATGGACGCATAAAAGTATCCTCTATATCGTCTAACTTAATTTGAAAGTTTGGCTCAGATGCTCGCTGTAATGCTTGAATTCCACCCATTGTTCCCATTGTTTTATCAGTCTTCTGTGCTGGTATGCCCGTCGAGTAAGGAGAAAAACGAGCAGCACGCTCAATTGCTTCTTGCAAAACGCTTGGTGCCGTAAAAGCGGATTGGGGAGGGACATTAGTCGGAACGGTCATTATGGCGTTCTGTGTTCCATAAACTACACCACCATCTTCCAAAATCAACATCAAATCATCTAACTCAACCCCCGAATTGACATCCACGACCAAAGCATCTTTCAAATAACGATTTAAAATCTGAATGTTTTGATTAATAATAGTGTCTTGCGCTCTAACTGGCTTGTATATTGCATCAATTTCTCCATAAGCATAGGGTCTTCCTGTTACCACATAATTCATAGAAACCAAAATGGGGCATCTACCAATCTTGAGGGGATCATCATCTTCTCTAATAATGACTGAACCGTCTGCAATAACGCATAGTTTTGTTCCCTCCCACCTTTCAAGTAATTGAATCTTGGAAACCTTACGGGTGATTTTTTTATCTGCCGAAACAAATTGATCTTCCTCGTGATCTATCGCTTGATCATCTTTGGTTAGGGATCTTTTTAGTTTATAAAGATTTTTGTAAAGACCCCTTCCTGTTTTATCTTGTTCTTTTTCTTCTAATTCTCTCCACGAAACATATTTCTCAATATAGTAAACATTGGAATCAGAAGCCGTCTTGGCGGGGTTGAAAATAACACTCTTAAAGGGCAAAACACGGACAAAGGGACCGTTCGCTAAAACCTCGTTCCCGTCTTTCTTCTTTAACCAATTGATTTCCGCAAAAGCATTTCCCTTAATAAAATATTCCCGCTCATATTTTTCTTTGGTTTTCTTAAATGAACCAACAATTGAAGCTACGTCTGCGTCCATAATGGCGTCTTCCAAAATAGACGAAACCCAATCTTCGAAATCATTAATTCCTTTTTCGTTTTTACCTTTTGCCTTAACATTCACCTCCAGGTTGTTTTCATTACATTTTGCAACCAAGGATTCTACAATCGCAAACGGGGTGTTGAGAGACACTGATGATGAAGATTCTTCATCCTCCCGCTTGTAGAATTCATACATTTCCTGATTCTTGTCAATCTGGGTCCAGTATGGTCTGAGATTTTCTCGCCAAGTTTTCCATTCATTGTAATATTCTACTGCTTTATCCACTGGTTTGTTTTTTGAGAACATAGCTACTCCTTCCAACCTACATTACGCTTATCGTCATAACTCACACAATCATCGAGGGCGTCTTTATTGTTTTCATTCTTTAGATATTCATTCTTACAACGATTAATATCATTGAAAAGATTATTAAAAACCTTGATAAAAAAGCGATACTGACTTTGTTTGTCGTCATATAATCTTCGTCTCAAGACTTGATGCAACTTTAAAAGCATAAAGGATCTCAAGTCCTCCTCCGTAAAACCAAGAATCTTGCGGTCTCGGGCTAACCAATTTATCATTGACTCAAGTCTTTTAGTTAGTTGTTTAAATGCCTGGTCTGGAATCTTTGCGTCTTGGGGTGTTCTGCGACACAACCTTTTTATCATAATTTCTTCTACTTTCTCTCTAAAGTGCATTCCTCCTCCCAAATGTCCTCACATTTGGTCTTTTGCCAAATCCAGTAATTGGATCACCACCCGTATATACTCTCACTCGGGGTTGGTCTGGTTTAAAACCCCGAATGTTGACTGCATAATACTCCAACGCCCGCATAGCGTGAGAGTATTCGTCGTGCAATGGTATTTCATTTGATTGATTGATAACAGTTTCTTTTTTGGTAGGATAACGATAGTTAAATATGCAATCCCTGAGCCGTTCAAGGCGGTTAGAGACATAAAGAGACTTGATAATACGATGGGTGGCTCTTATCTGGTCTGGAATCTTTACATTGTCAGTGGTACGCACAAAGATACCCTTCTGAGCCATAATCTCAATTGGGCTTGTGCCAGTGGTGATTGATCGTGCTTTACCCGAAGGATCACCTGTGTATAATTCAGCTTCTTCGTAGGGCTTGGAACGAATAACCTGAATAAAGTGTTCTATGTTAGCGTTTGATGCTTCGTAATAGTCAATCGCCCTAAACTCAGAGCCATTAGTCTGTATCCAGATGATTGCCATTGGATCATTCACTCCGAAGTCCATTGTAATATGTAGTGGAAGGCCTGGATCATAGTTGACCTCTCTAAAGTTCTCAATTGGCCAGTCTGTATAAACTGTGCCATAGGGCTTGACAAACTCCGCCATTATTTCCTGTCTGTACCAGTCCTCACCCTTTTCCTTGTATTCTATCTCCATTGCCTTTAATTCTTCTTTGTCCAGACAAGGATTGTCATAAGAAGTGAAGTGGAAGGATTTGAAGTCGGGATTGCGATTGGGATTGTCAGAAAGCCCAGCATTATAAAACTCATAGAGATTATCAAAGCCCTTTGGTGTTCCCCCGATAATACCAGGGGCTTTGTGAGGGATAAGGTTTGGTCTGATAATAGACGGCCAGATATTCAATTCCCAGTCTGCAAACTCATCACACGCAATCGCTCCCCAGTTTGATTTACCTCTGTGTGCTTCGGCATTGTCTACTCCTAATAAAACTAACTTTCCGCCAGATGGGAAAGTTAGGGAGAGTTCACTTTCGTTTTTTTTGTAATTTATTTTGTCTCGTTCACAACTGTTGAGCAGTCTTGTAATGTGATCGTCCCAAGCTATTTCTTTGGCTTGCTGTCTAAAAGGAGCAACATAAGGATAAACTAAATCATTTTGAATTGCTTGCAAAAAGAGCCAGTTGATCATTAGCGTCGTCTTCATCCACTTTCTGCCAGCCACCACTACTTTGAAGCGATGTTTGTCTTGTAAAACTTCTCGTTGTCCTTTATGAAAAGCTAACTGCATATATTCTCCTTGCTGGGCATCGTGAATTCACGAGTTCGATGCCCAATATATATGAGCGGAAGGAAAGGGGAAACCGCCCAGCAGAGAGAATATTATTGTTTTTCCATATCCACTATTTCCACTTTAATTGGTTTGTTTTCAGCAGTGGAAAGTTCCATACCTTCTTTGGGAAAATCACCACCGATCTTCAGTGCCATTTCTAATGCTTTATCGCTACCGCTTTTGGTGTTTCTTTTGAGAATATCAAAACGCCAATCTCTTGTCATTCCTGCTTTTATCAATGCCGCCTGCACTTCATTTGACACACCCAACCTTTTCAAAACCCTACCACCATAAGTTGACGCAGACTTTTTATCTTTAACTTTGAAAGTTTTCATTGCTGATTCGGTGATATTACCAGTATCAATCCAGTGATCTAAAAATCGTGTCCAGCTTCTGGGAATTGGTTTTTCTCGCTTTTCATTGATAAGATTAGCCAGTTCTCTCACTTGGTTTTTGTTTCTCACGCTTCCTCCTTTTTGAGTTCTTGATATTACACTTTTATTATACTTTATATAAATCTTTTGTCAAGTCCTTTATCTTTAATGTCAAATATTGGATAGTTTCTTTGGTTATAATCTGGCGTTTTCTTTTTATTTCCTTATACCACTCATTACCCCTATTAGCCCGAATTGCTAAAAGCGGAAATGGGTCGCTTTTGGTGTGAATCGCAAAGTGGCAAGGCTGACAGATTGGAATACCATTGTCAAGATCGAGTCGAAGCGTCTTGGATTGACTTTTAGGCACAAAATGATGTACCTGTTCAGTGTGTTCTCCGCACACTTCACATTTATAGTTATGTTTTTTGAGAATAATTTCAGTCCAAATTTTATCGGCTTGTCTTCTCAACTTTCTTTTTTTCTTTTGTGAATTCACTTCCCTCCTTAAATTTTTCTGTTGCAATTTGTTGTCCATATAAAGAACAATTTTTATTAATACACATAGAAATCCGAAATCCAAATAAATTCCTGTCAACAGTTTTCTTTCCGCATAAACATATATTATTTGATTTTAAAAATCCCCATTGCTGGTATTTCATTCTATAAACTCCTTATAGTTCTTTTTTATTTGGTCTATGATTTCGTTGTAATTTGATGTGTCTGTGCTTGTCGCTGTAAACCCCCAGTCAGGATTGTTATATATATCTCCTTCGGCTTTCCTCTTTGGCACTATCGCCTTGTAGGTTTCTCTTGAGCCGTCTTTCCAGCCAGCATTATACCATTTTTCTTCCTGATTTGATTCTTCAAGTGTTAATTTTTTCATCTAAAAACTCCTTTATTTGTTGACTCGTATTACAAAGGCATTCATTACTTTGGCTATTTCTTTATAATCCTTTGTTTTCCTCATCCAGTGCCAGTGTTTTCTTAGTTGATTCTCCAATGTCTTTGTCGCCCCATCTATTGCCTCTTTCTGTGCTTTTTTGATGAGGGAGAGAAGGTCTTTTGTTTGATAATAACGCAGTTGAGAAGGAAATAATCCTGTCTTAGAATATTTTAATATTTCCTCAATCTCTTTTTTATAGTTTTTCATTTTAATCCTTTTTGGTGCACTTTTTTGATATTCTGCAACAAGCGCTGTTTTTTGTTGCACTGATGCATCGTTTTGGTGGGTAGCCCGAAAAGATAATGCGAGGGGTACTCACACTTCTACCCACCTTTTGAGATTGAGCCCCGCACCGACTGGGCGATCCCAATCCTGTGTGTAGAGCTCAATCCCCAAAGTTAGATAGAATTTATTTCCCTTGCTACTTTTAAGTTGTCCTGCTCCTGCTCCCGCTCCTGCTCCCGCTCCTGCTCCAGCTCCTGCTCCTGCTCCTGCTCCAGCTCCAGTTCCTGCTCCCGCTCCAGCTCCAGCTCCAGCTCCAGCTCCTGCTCCAGCTCCAGCTCCAGCTCCAGCTCCTGCTCCAGCTCCAGCTCCTGCTCCTGCTCCCGCTCCTGCTCCAGCTCCAGCTCCAGCTCGGACCTATTGTATATTCGTTTAATAGAAACATTTTACCACCTTAATTTGTAAAACGCCTCAATGGCTTGTCTCATCACATAAATGTTGTGGGGGGTTTCTTGCTTGTCCTCTGCTTCTTTGTTGTCGTAATCCCCCGTATCAAAGACAACTGAAGCATCTTCCAGCTCAATGTAGTCAGCAGTAATCTTTTTTACCTTCCCGTGATAGATATAGCGGGCACACTGAAAGCAGTAGGTCTCGCCCACCAAATCTTTTAGTTCGCCCAGCTCCTTAATGTTTTCACCTCCGAACTGATCTTTGATTTTTTCAAAGGTTTCGTCAGAAATTTTGATAGTTTTACTCATTTTTCTCCTTTATTAATTGCTATGGGGGTTAATTGGATAAACTTTTAATACAATCTTTAAGCCAATTCTTGGGTAATTTTCCTTTTTGCTCTTGACCTCTTCCTATCCACTTATACCACCAAATTTTTGTATTGGTTGGTTTATAAAGAAAATTAGGCAATCTTTCGCTTTCCGAGTATTTAACACCCATAGCATCTCTTAGAAGCTGTGGCATTGCACCAATTCCCGCACACCACCCGCAATCATCTTTTTCGCACCAACAAAATGGATGCATCATAAAAGTTTCATTTTCATATTCGGCTCCGTAACCATTTTCTCCGCCCAAACCATATCCTCCAGATTCACCTGTTTTTTCTGTAATTCGTTTCGTTAATTCAACTAATCCAAGCTCTGTATTGCTTTCCGCTCCTTTGGGAATTATTATTTTAATATCCATTTCTCTCCTCTAATAATTGATAGTGCTATGGGGTAAATTGTTATTTACTATCTACCAATGACCAACCAACAAAAAGGCAAACCACACCTCCTCCAAAACCCCCCATAATTTTAAGGAATAATTTGGTTTCTTCTGGTGCTACAATCCAACCATAAGTAATAACAACAATAAACGGTAATAACATCAATAAATAACCAAATATATTTTTCACCTTTTTTCCTTTATTTAGTGCTATGGGGTAGGGTTTCCTGTGTATTATCCAGCTTCCGTGTTGAATCCTACCCCATAGCTCGCTGGGGACAGCGAAACTTGTTAGTAGATTCCCAGTTTGCGGGCGGCGACCCAGATGTGCCAACCTTGTGTTGCCCAAAGCTCTGAAGCACAGCGTATGTTGGCTT